GATGTTAAAGGTGTTCCGTCTGTCCATGATACAAATGTATAGTTCTCGTAAGCCATTTATCTATTATACCTCATTTCTGTTGTCGTATGTATTATATAAAGCTTAACCATATATAGTACAGCTATTAGTTACTTTCTAACTCCACCACTTTTTGTTCTAAAACTTCTACTTTTATACAGAGTTCTTGGATAGCTTTAGTCAAAAGAGGTGTAATTTTTGAATAGTCAATACCCCAAGGGTCCTCCCTCACTAGGTCAATATCTTGCTCTGAAGCGTCTATCCCCACACCGACTGCATCAGGGTAGACCTCGTAAAGCTCTTGAGCAAAAAACCCAAGATGCTCATTACCTTCATCATCTAAACTCCATTTATACAATCTAGGTATCAAGGTATTAATTACGACAATAGCATCGTAAGGTTTATCTACATTGATTTTTAGCCTGCTATCCGAAGTGGTCAGATAGTTGACACCAGTTGCACTAGTCTGATTTATAGAACCGATTACATTACCTGATTGGTAGCCTGCTAAGGCGAAGGCTAGATATCTTTCGTTGTTAGGACTTATCCTTTCACGGTTAAAACGAATTTGTGCTGGACCGCCCACCCCCCATCTATCCATTTCTATAACACCCATTTTAATTTCAGTCTTATTTTGTCCGTCAGATGCTTTGAAAAATGGGGCATAGATAATGTTATTAAATGTATCTAATTGCATTTCACCGCTCAAACCAGGACCAGAACCATTTGTTAACCCAAAGTTATTAAAATAAAAGTTACCAATTCTACTGCCAGTTTCAGCACTAAGAATTCCTGTTATAGTTGCACCAGTTGCGGATAAATCTCCAGCTGAACTGACACTGAAATTACCGTTGGTGATTTGACCATTACTATAGAGGGAGGTGGAGCCAGCAGTAATTGTTGCACCAGAAATTGTTCCACCAGAAATTGTTCCATTTGCAGTGATTGATCCACTAAATGTTCCACCAGAGGCGTTAATTGTTCCACTGATATTTGCACCTGTTGCTGTTATATTCCCCCCAGCAGTTACATTAAAGTTGGTACTAGATATTGCTCCAGTATTGCTAATAGCAATGCCTGGAGTGCTAACTGAAGATGCAGTTACAGTTCCTGAAATAGTTGCGCCAGTTGCGGATAAAACTCCAGCTGCGCTAACACTAAAATTACCATTTTGAATTTGACCGTTGGAATACAGTGCAAAATTATTGGCAGTTAGATTACCAGCATTGCTAATATTAACACCTGGGGTGGTGAGAGAATCAGCCGTAATAGTTCCTCTAATTGAAGTATTTGAGAACACAGCATTACCAGCACTAGTTATAGCCCAGCCTAATGACCCCTGCCCCGAAATAACGCCGTTAGCTTCAATTGTTCCATCAAAGTTATTACTTCTGATCACATTGTTAACCAGAACAAGGTTTGCAGATAATTCTTCTGCGGTGATAGCTCCCGTTACTATATGGATTGTCTCAATTGAGTTAGGAGATAAACGAATTCCACTTGGACCAAGCACATCTGTTTTAATAACATTTGAAATAACAGTTTTTAAATTATTAAAATTATTTTGTTGTTTTATTTGTCTTTCATTTGACCCAGCAAATCCAACAATAAAATCGTAAATGGAATAGGCTTCAGTAGCTATTAACGCAGAAGATGTTCCATTATGATTATGACCACCACTATAGAAAAGTATAGAGCCTTCCGAAACCCCTCTTGAATAAGCCATTACACGACCTTCCTTGCAACTATTGATTGTGTTGCTCCGCCATTAAAGGAAAAGTCAGCACTAATAACCCAATAGTCTCCATCTATTATATCAAATGAATCCATTGAGGATATTCTTATTCTATCTCCAAGCTGTAATTTAGGCAAAGGCATTATGGTCAAATTAAGTACAGGGACTGGCTCGCTCATTTTGTTTATTATAAAAGTAGCCAAAGATTGAGCGTAATCTAGGTCAGTAATGAATTGGTTTTCTATGATTACTTCTTTTAGACCATATCTCCTGATATTATCATCAAGAGTAGCTTTCTTTTCTTTAACATCCCCAGTCTTGTCTGTTACAACCACTGGTATTCCAGCTATAGAGGCAAAGTGGGCTTCATCGGTAAGTGGGTTTTTACCTTCAACATAAACGATTTCTCCAGAAACCACATTATTTGAAGCAGCAAGAATCAATTTAGCACCAAATGGTGTTGGATTATATTTAATTAAATCTATCTTTGCTGGCTTAGTCAAACTTAAGTTTGTAATTAAGGGGTTTTCAACTTTAAAAGCTGGGGCTTTATCAAACAATAAGTCATAGTTTTTCACTTCACGAACTAAAGCCCCCGATGTATGTGAAGCGGCAGGAGTGTCAAATTGCGCTCTCTCCATTGTTATAAATGAATTACTTGATGTGTTACTATACTTTACAATCTCATCGTCAATCATCAAATAACCAGATTTTGGAAAGAATGGGCTATCTGTTGATGTCACATTCATACTGGTGGAAGAATTAGATATGTTTGACGAGAGCGATGTCACTCCCAGTGTAGTAGGGTCTTCTGCTCGCCACAATCCTTGTTTAAAAATTAAATTATTTGCAATACCGCTAACTTTAATAACAACCTTATTTGTTTGCAATTGAACATTGTAACTTGCTTCAATTATATTTGTTGAATCGTTAAGTGTGTGCTGAGTGTTGGCATGTTGATCAATAGATGATTCAAAGAATCTATTGTAATGCTCGTATCTAGCAATCTCTCTTTCGTCAATATAGAAACGACCAAGATCGGCTAGGCTGATATCGTCTATTATTGATTGAACAGTTGCATCATTACCATAGATAAACGGCATGACTTGAGCTGGTTGCATTTGTGTTTCTATGTAATGATTTAGAACATCCGCCTCGGACAAACAATTATTGTATAAAATAAACTCATCTAAACATAAACTTCTAATGCTTGCAGGTGGTGACTCTACTCCAGCCGCAAATGTTGCCCCTCTTCCGCCAAATGTTAAACTCTTTGATGCCCATGAGATAGGAGTCCCCTCTATCACCTCTGTATCTTTCAATACACCGTTGATAAAATACTTAAGCTCCCCAGGCTCATAAGTAACAGCGACATGGCTGAATGAACTATTGGAAAGAGCAGTGTTGGAAGAGACAGTTTCTGTCATAACAACTGAGTTTGCCGCTAAAGTCTTAATTTTAAACCCATTACCTGATGAGTTATTGAAAAATTCAAACCCAGATGTTGATGATGAATTATTCCAATTACTTACATACTCACCATCGGAAGAAAAAGATCCAGCGTTAAATTTAGCAAACATCTCTATTGAGAATTCACCAGTGTGGATTGAACTTGATGTGTTTGAGAAATCATAAGAAGAATGGTAAGGAAGCCGTAGATATGAATTTGATTCAAGTAAAATGCTTCGGCTATCTTTATCAGAGACAACACCAGATGGCTCTGATATTTTCACACTCCCAATATATATCGCATCATTCCTTCTTGCAGACCTTTCAATTATATTGACATTCGCAGTAGGAGTCCATGAATTAGATGAAAATGTTAAATAAGATGTTTCACTTTTAACACCAATTTTATCGTTGGCAACCATTGAGTAACATTCTGAAGCAGCAACATAAGACAATGTACTGTTATATTCTGTACTCAACGATATTGTAAACAATTCACCTGTAATCTTTTGCTCTGTAAAGAATTCAATTCTCAATTCGTAAGGTTGACCTGCCGTTAAATAATACTCGTCTGATGAAATTACAACTTCTGCGTTTGACCCAGAATCAACGACATACCATTTATCAATAATTTTTTCTTTGTTTAAATAAACACGAACTCCGCCTTTATTAATATCAATAACAATAGCTCTATTACCAGTTTGGTCTGGAACATAGTAGCCATCAAAAACTCCATTGAAGTAACTATCAACCACCGTGTTGGCTATTGATGTAAATTGACCAGATGTATATCTCAACGCATAAGTATTGCTTGTTGATATTTGCTTTGTAGTTGTCGTTAAAGATGGAGCTATGTAGCCCCTGATATCCAAAGCTTTTTCATATGTTGATAAATTGCGATCATTAGCATCAAGCTTAATATCCCTGACCGAATTAAGATCTGTATCTGGTATTTCAACAAAGCGAGCCCGTAGCGATGTAGAAACAATTCTTGCAGAACTAGCTCTGTCTACGCTTTTCTCATCAAAACCCAAATGCAAAATAGCCCCATCTTTTACAGATGTTTTTCTAGGATTCAATAAGTATTCTATGTCAGCTCTTGGATAATTTGTCATTAATAATAAATGTTCTACCGCTTCTGCGACTGTAGATTCCTGAAGTAAGAAACCTTTAGTCACCATTTTTTCATTACCGAACTTACTTCTGTCGGTAAGTGATGCGCTAACAACCATGCTAGATGAGGAGCCCTGCCATTCGTCAACATAAAACACCCCATACGGAACATATTCAAATATATCAAAAACTATGGCAGCGCCAGCGGTATGAGCTCTACCGATAGTTCCGCCGTAGCCTCGCTGGATCACATCAAATGAGTTTCCAGTACCTTTCCTAGCCAATACTCTTTCTTTATTTATTGTTCCATCATCAATAGTTAAAATATAATCATTATTACCACCGCCTGCAGGGAAGCCTGCAACGCTGTTGACACTCCAGACTGTGGAGGAACTAGTTATTGTATTTGAGAGGACTGCATTAACCACGACATTTGTTGATGGATGAATCTCCCATCCAGCATAAATATGAACCCTGATATCTTTTTTCATATATTTGCCAAATGAAGACGAGGAATTGAATAAATTAAAATCCTTTTCTGTATTATCAAAGCTTAATGATGCTGTTGAGCTTCCAGTTCCAGCAATTGGCAAACTGGTTTCATGGACATCTCTCACCTTAGAAACACCAGAGTCAATAACATAGTCAGTCATATCAACCTGGTATATTGGAGATACTTCGTTTACCCTTGCGTAATCTAGGGGGTTCTTTGTCGTATAAATAGTTAAGACAATTTTATTAATATCATTTGAAGTTACCCCTTCAAGAAAATGCTCGTGATAATATAATTCGTCTGGTATTTCTGCATCCTCATTGTATATTAAGTTTACTGTTTGATTATATGCTTTAATATTATATGATTTAATTTGACCATTATATTCAGATGTTATAATTTTTAATAGATTGACTTTACGCTCTGTAAAAACATATGTCAAAATAACTGGATCAGTAAACCCGTATCCATTAAGCGTAGCATGGGTATTTGACAAACTTTTGGTTGATGACTGATATCCAAATTCGTAATTATCATCCTTATTTGCTGGAAGACAATGCCATTGACCATTTGCTGTGATTACTTTGCCATTAATATCTTTTGCATCACACACACCCCATGTAAATGACTGGCGTTCTATGCCATTAATTGACTCATTTGGAGTAAAATAAAAATCCCTCTGCCTAGACTGATTAAACTGCACTTCTTTATTTGATAGAGATCTTCCATTGGATAGCATCCCTGTAGCATTAAGAATTACAGTTGCATTACTTAGTTGCGAGACAGTATAATTACTTGAAGCAATTTCAACATTAGCGTTTTTTTCAATATGCCTGCTGTCCAGCCAATCAACTAGGATGAGTGGTTTGATTCTTTGAGAAATCGCAGATGAAGCGGAGTTAAAAGAGTCTGAAATTTGTTTGTCATATAAGCCGTATTGGAGCATTTAAACTTCCTCTAAACTTATTGAACAATCCCAAAAATACACACCATTTTCAATATCTCTTCTGATTAAAGTTTCGCTATAATCTTTCACTAATACATTATAACTCGTTTCAGTGTATGGAGTTGTCCCAGAATCATCTAAATTTATTATTTTAAGAACATGCGATCTGGGGTCGGATGCTATATCCTTTATAAAGTCCCGACCTTTTTTGCCATCAACAGTTGATGAGTTGGAATTAGGGAGCCAAGACCATGACAAATTAAAAGTCCTTCTTGCAGCCCTAGATGAAGACTTATAGTATCTACTGGATCGGTTATTCCAGTTCTTTACTTCAGTAAAGATCGGCTCAACACTCATATCAATAGTTCTATTATGATTGGTTATCGGGGACTCGTCCAGCAAAAGGAAAGTTCTAATTAATGAATCATCAATATTTACAATCCCAGCAATTGCCGATGTAGCAAACTTTACTGCTGTAGCAGATACTGACCCCACATTCTGCAGGACTATCTTGATTGTTATTAGAATTAGTTTACCAGCAACTGACAACGATACATTTGAACTTAACGCAGTAGACGCAAAGATTATCTTCCTTGGTATTGCAGATAAATTAGACGATACAACCACATTAGCGGCACCACGAGCTGTTTTTACCATA